AGCAATATGAGTAATGTAGTTGTAGAGGAACAAACGGAAACTGAAACGGAATCTAAACAGTATTCCGATATAACGAACGTGGAACAGGCTTCTGTCGATGAGGAACAACCTGTTTCAGAGGAAGAAAAGTTACCGGAAAAGTTTAGAGGAAAATCAGTTGAATCTATTGTCTCTTCCTATGAAAATCTTGAAAAGGAATTAGGCCGTAAAGGTCAGGAAATAGGAGAGTTAAGGCAATTAACCGATAATATTCTAAAGCAACAACTTGCCACACCAAAAAACGAAACTAAAAACGAAAATGAAGAGCTTGATTTTTTTGATGACCCTAATAAAGCGGTCAACAATATGATTGAAAATCACCCGAAGTTTCAAGAGTTTCAACAGTTTCAAGCTCAACAAGCACAAGCTGGAGCTGAAGCAAGATTGAAACAAACACATCCTGATTTTACTGATGTTATAAAAGACACAGCATTTCAGGAATGGGTACAAGATAGTCCGATTCGTATGCAAATGTTTCAAGCGGCTGACGCTTATAACTTTGATGCTGCTAACGAGTTACTGACCAATTGGAAAGATAGGTCGATGATTAGTAAGACGCAAGAAGTCAAAGAGAAAGCGGAAGTAGAAA